GCAGCACGGTAGTCCGAAGAAGAAGCCACAGGTCAACTGTTCGCGGTGTGGGCAGATCAGGACCGGCAAGCATCTGTCCTACTGCGCGACATGCTGGCGCGGCGTCATAAGGCAGGAGCGACGCGCTCGGCCGTGCGTCACTTGCGGACAACTCCGTGAGTCGGGCGACAAGATCAGCGATAGCTACTGTGGTCCGTGTTTCCTGGATCGTCGGCTGCGCCGCGAGCATGGGATTACCGCCGAACAGTACGAGGCGATGCTCGTGGCGCAAGGGAACCAGTGCGCCATCTGCCGAGCAGACGCCAACGGCAGGCCGTGGCACGTCGACCACGACCACAAGACGGGTCGCGTCCGGGGTGTCCTGTGCGACAACTGCAACCGCGGTATCGGCCAACTTGGAGACGATCCGGCGCGGCTGCGTAGGGCGGCTGCATACATAGAGGAGAGCTGAGCCATGCCAGATCAGAGAGCCGTCACCCTGGGCAAGGTCGTCAGGGCGGCCACCTCGACCTCCCCGGCGTATCCGACGCCGACGGCCTCGCCGGCTTTGTCGCCGACCAGCGGCCCGGCGGCCGGCGGCACTGCGGTGACCGTGACCGGCACCAACCTGTCGGGCGTCGTCGCCGTGTTGTTCGACGACGTTGCCGGCACCGGGTTGACCGTCGCGAGTGACACGTCGGTCGTGGTGACCACCCCAGCCCATGGCGCCGGCGCGGTGACGGTCACGGTCGTCACCCCGGGCGGCGCCGTGAAGAAGACCACCGCGTTCACGTTCAGCTAGGAGTCGTGATGAGCAAGGAGATGCCGCACGTGGTGCAGGCGCGCAACGAGCTGGCGAACGCTGAGGCGTACGGCCAGCTCGACCGGGCGCGCGCGGCGGAGAAGGTGTTGGCCGCGGCCGGCGTCCGCCGCCGGGTCGCTGCCAGCGGCGACGAGGACGATGCGCGGCGGACCCCGCCGGCCGCCCGCACCGCACCGCCGCGGCAGACTACGGCGGCCGACGATCCGGATGGGACCACGAAGCAGATCCGGGAGTGGGCGGCTAAGGCCGGCCTCACCGTGTCGGCGCGGGGTCGCATCCCTGACGAGGTGGTCGCGGCATACCACCGGGCACACAAGGAGAAGTAGGTCATGGCCATCGCCTATCATGCGACGCTGCGGAACACGAAGCTGGACGCGATCACTACCCGCGCGGGTAACGCGGCGCTGCTGAGAATCTACAACGGCACCCGGCCGGCCACCGGCGGCGCGGCAACGACGCTGCTGGCGGAGCTGACCTGTGGCAGTCCGTTCGCAGCGGCCGCCTCCGGCGGGGTGTTGACTGCCAACGCGATCACCCAGGATTCGGCGGCGGACGCCACCGACACAGCGACGTGGTTCCGCCTCGTCCAGTCCGACGGGACTACCCACGTGCTCGATGGGGACGTGGGGACATCCGGGTCGGACCTCAACCTCAGCTCGGTGTCGATCGTCACCGGCGGCGCCGTGTCCGTGACCAGCTTCGTCATCACCGCCGGTAACCCGTAAAGGAAGGGATCATCATGGCAGCAGGATTCGCAGCAGGGTTGGACGCACCCCAGATCAACCAGAACATCGGCCGGATCGCCGTGCAGCTGCGGGAAACCTTCGAGCTGGTCGCACAGTTCAGCGGCTGGCACGCCGGCGTGGGCGGTACCGGGCTGGAGACCACGTACGGGTTCACGTCGGGCGACGCGGCAACCATCGGGTCGGCGATCACAGACTTCGAGCAGCTGCGCCAGATCTACCTGGGCGCGCAGGCTCTGGCATCAGCGAAGAACTTCCGTACGTTCTCCGATGACGTCGAGGGCCTGCGGTAGAGGGCTGACTGGCCGATGCCGACCGTCCGCCGGCTCGTCAACGCCGACGACATCGCGTTTTCCACCGGGCTCGGTGGCGTCGACGGCATCACCTTCGGCACGATCGCGGTCCTGTTCAGACCAGTGGCCGACCCTGTTTGGCATTGGCTGGTAAAGCTACACGATATCTCCGGTGTAGAGCTGGGTGGTGTCGGGGTACTCAGCGATTCAAGGATATACTGGGCGGGCGCGAGTATCTGGTGGACAGAAGGACCGGCCGTCACTTTTGGCGACTGGCACGTGCTGGTCGCCCGCAAAAACACGGGCGACTTGAAGCCAAGATTTAGCCTCAAGAATGTTACGACCGGCATATGGGTCCATGCTGATGGCACAGAGGCCCAGCTGGACTGGGTGGCGCCCACGGGCGGCAGCATCCGAACCAAGGACGCGACCAGCGGTGAGGGTCCTAACGCCGACTACGGTGCCGCGGCGATCTGGGCAAACGAGCTACCGTGGGCGGCCGACACGACTGGCGACGCGGCGATCGAGGCGGCTAACCTCGACGAGCACCTGGACTTCTGGCGGGACGCCGACCCGGCGTCGGGATGGGCGTTCGACAGCACCAATGTCAACATCAACGTTGAGGACTTCACCCTCAACCGGGCTGATGAGACATCCAGCGGTGTCGGGTCGGCGGTAAGCGCCACCGACCTCGACTTCGTATTCGAGACCACTGGCATCCTGTCTCTGTCCCGCAACTTCCTACGCACGACGCAGACGGAACCCGGTGCTACCGGGATCATCCGCGACTTGTCCGAAACCCAGGGCACCCCGACCACCCTGGGCTCGGGCAACGTTTCCGGCGGGTTCGTCGAGGTCCTCCGCTGGCATCGGGTTGTCGGCACTACGGTCGGCTCGGATTCGATCTCCACACAGGTCGACGTGTCCGCGGTGTCCGCCTCAACCCTGGAGTACCGGTGGCAGGTTCAGCGGTACAACAGCTCCGGGGTGTTGCAGGCCAGTTCCGACTTCAGTGCCGGGCACAACACGGTCGGGATCAAAACGTCGACGTTCGTGCTGTCGACCACATGGGCGGCCGATGACCGGCTGGCGCTGTCACTGCAGCTGCGTAAGGCTTCCGGTGGCGGGTCGCGGAACATCACGCTTAACGTCAACGACGCGGATGCGTGGGTCGAGTTCGAAGTCGCCGAGACACCGGCGATCTCCGGCGGGCTGGCGGTCACCGAGACTGCGGACACTCTCGTAGGCTCGGGTACCGCCGTCCCACCACCGATCACCGGCACCCTGGCGGTCACCGAAGCGTCCGACACGCTGGCTGCCTCAGGCGCGGCCGCCGGACCCGGGTCGACCGGCACCCTGGCAGCGGCCGAGGCCGATGACACCCTGGCTGCTGCGGGCACGGTCACAGCCCCCGACATCACCGGCACCCTGGCCGTCACCGAGGCCAGCGACACCTTGGCCGGCTCGGGCACCCACACCGCACCCGGCGTGTCCGGGTCTCTGGTGGTCACCGAAGCCGCGGACACGCTCGCAGCATCCGGCGGCAGCGCCCCACCGGAGATAACCGGCGCGCTCGCGACCGTCGAGGCCGGCGACACACTCTCGGCCTCGGGTGTGAGCTCGGGACCCGGTGAGACCACCGGCACTATCTCGGTGACCGAAGCCGCGGACGTCCTGGTTGCCTCCGGCGACGTGGAGCTGCCGGCCGTCACCGGCACCCTGTCGGTTACCGAGGTCGGCGACACCCTTGCAGCCTCGGGCGGGGCCGTCGCCGGGATCACCGGAACGCTAACCGTCACCGAGGCGTCGGACACGCTGGCCGGCGTCGGCGGGGTTCAGGTACCGCCGGTCACTGGCACCCTGTCTGTCACCGAGGCTGCGGATGTTCTCGTTGCCGTGTCTCAGGACCCGCTCCGCCGTGGCATGGCCGGCATGGTCGCGCAGCAGGTCCCAACCTCCATGATGGTGGTCGCACGCGTCCCAGGAGGTGGCACATGATTGACCTTGGCGACGTTTACCAGGTGGCGATGGCCATCCGTGACGCCGACCAAACCCTGACCGACCCGGCCACCGCCACGTTGGCGATCATCCTGCCGGACCAGACCACGGTGACCCCGACCGTGACCCTGCCGCCGGCTGAGACCGGAATCCTTCGGGTCGACTACACCACCGTTCAGGCCGGCATACACAGGTGGCGGCTGACCACCACTGGGCCGGTCACCGCGCACGCCGACATTTTCGACGTCCGTGACGCATCACCGCCGTTCATTTTCAGCTTGCACGATGCGAAAAAGCACCTCAACATGGACCTGTCGCGTACCGACGACGACAGCGAGCTGCGCCGGTTCGTCGAGGCTGTCACGCAGGTGATCGAAGACGACCCGGACTGGGGGGTCGGTCCGGTGGCGGTGAGAAGCTTCGTCGACCGGATCCGGCCGGCCGTCACCCCGGCGCTGGTGCTCGGGCACCGCCCGGTGCGCTCGGTCACCTCGGTCGCCGCGGTCCTGACCGGCGGCACCAGCTACGACCCGGCCGACCTGGTGGTGGATGCCGACGCCGGGATCGTGACCCGGAAGGCCACGGCCGGGCTGTGGTTCACCGGCGGGCCGTGGGATGTGACCTACGAGGCCGGCCGGGCGCAGGTCCCGGCGAACATCAGCCACGCGGCGCGGATCATCCTGCAGCACATCTGGTCGACGCAGCGCTCCCGCGACGCCCGCCGCCCACCGGTGGCCACGGCCGGGGAGCTCGAGCTGCGGGCCGCGGGGGTCGCGTTTAGCGTGCCGCGTCGGGCGGTGGAGCTGTTGGGTGGCTCGTCGCAGGCCGGCGGGTTCGCGTAATGAGCACCGTGCGGGCAGCGCTCGAGGCGCTGATCGCGGCCACCCAGGCCGCGCTACCCGACGTGCAGGTGCACGACGGGCAGCCGGTGGGTGACCTGGCCGACGACCTGGTGGTCATCGGCTGGTCGGCGGAGCGGCCGTCGGTGAGCGTGGACCTGACCCGCGAGTCTGCCGGCGTCGACGACCGGGAGGCCTACGACATCAGTTGCCACCTGAACTCGTTCTCCGGTGAGACCGCCACCAAACCGGTGCGGGACCGGGTGTTCGGGCTGTACGACACGCTGGTGGCCGAGCTGCGCCGTGACCAGAGCCTGGGCGAGACGGTGATGCGCGCCCGGCCGCGGCTGGTCGACTTCGACCAGGTGCAGATTGACGGTGGCGAGGAGTCGGCCAGCGGTGCGAGCGCGACGATCACGTTCGTCGTGTCGTGCGACGCGTTCGACTACTAGCTCATCAGGCTGAACCCGACGACCAGGATCAGCAGTAGCAGCACCCCGGCGCCGAGAACGTGCGGCAGCGACGTCCACTGCCGGCCGGCCTCTTGTGCCACCGTCAACGGTGTCGCCGGCACCAGATTGGGCTGCCGGACGTGGCCGGCCGCCTCGAGCCGGGCGATGGCCTCACAGACCTGATCAGCGGTGTTGAAGTCGGTCTTGGCCGAGGGAAACCGTCCGCGGCGGGTCAGGTAGGTGTACGCACACCAGCCGGCGTCATCCTGCAGGAATTCGGTGCGGATTCCGGAGGTGTCGTACCAGACGCCGGTTGTTGATTGAGCCGCGTGCGCGGCATGTTCCTGGCTGGTCATGCCGCGCACGCTACACCAGCCCGGCGAGCGGCGGCAGGGGTGAACAGTCGGATGCCTATCACCGGTGGGGATGCGGTACGCAATCTGATCGCCGACCTGGGCGCGCTGCCCGAGGAGCTGCGCAAGGAGCTTCGGCCGGAGTTCATGCGTGCCGGGCGGCCGGTGCTGGAGGACGCGCGGAACCGTGCGTCGTGGTCGACCCGCATCCCGGCGGCGATGCGGCTGCGGATGTCCCGCTCCCGCAAGAACCCGGGCGTGGCGCTGGTGGTCAGTTCCCGGCTCGCACCACATGCCCGGCTCTACGAGTTCGGCGCCGACCGCCGCGGCTTCCGTCATCCGGTGTACGGCAACCGGGAGGTGTGGGTGCAGCAGCAGACGCGGCCCTACATCATCCCGGCACTTCGGGCCGGCGGCCGGCAGAGGTTCGTGGATGCCGCAGACCGGGCGGTGGCCACAGCGGCCGCGCGTCGCGGATGGCACAGATAGCGACAGGAGACACACGACATGGCCACATTCGCCACCGAGCCAGTCCCAACTACAGGCTTAGCCGCCACCGCGAGGACGCCGACGCCGACCACCGGCGACAAGGTGCGACCCGACTCGATCGTCCGGGTCATCAACGGGTCAGCCTCGGAGGTGACCGTCACCATGGTCACCCCGCAGGTGGTCGACGGGAACCTGGCGGTTGCCGACCGGACCGTCGCCGTGCCGGCCACGTCGTCCCGCTACATCCGGACCACCGCGACCTACCGGGACCCGACCGACGGTCTGGTCACCCTGATCATGGCGCCCACGGCGACGGTGACCTTCGAGGTGATCTCGTGATGGAGATGGCCTGGATCTTCCACCCGGGGCTAGATCGGACCGTGCAGGTGCCGGCCAGCGCGGTGCGGGTGTGGGTGCACGCCGGCTGGGAGCCGGTCGAGCCGCCGGCACCGTCACCGGCGCCCAACGTCGCCGACCCGGTGCCAACCCGGCGTCGCAGGACCAAGGATCAGCCGGCACCGGTCGGCGAGACAGAGGAGTAGACCATGCCCGCAACGGCGATTACCGCAGCGGTCCGTTACATCCACCCTGGGGTCACGAAGTTCTACTTCCTGACTGCCATCGCCGCGGCCAGCAAGCAGGCGACCCGTACGGAGTTGGACGCCGGCACCAACCTGAGCCCGGAACTGGCGGGCACCTCCGGGTGGAGCGTGTCTTCGAACATCGTGGACACGCCGGACCTGGAGACCGCGTTCATCTCGAAGATCATCGGCAGGACCACGGCGGAGAACTCCACCGCAACGTTCTACATGACCAAGACCGGCGCGGACGCGCTGCGCTCGCTACTGCCCCGCGGCACGACCGGGTTCGTCGTGATCTGCTGGGGTGGCGACACACAGAACAACCTGGCCGACACGTTCCCGGTCACCGTCGCATCCGCCGCGAAGGAGGTCAACCTGACCTCCGAGGACCCGGCCCGGGTGATGAT